TATACCATCATTCTTAGATGATCTATCTGCAGCCCACTGTGTAGTATCTGGTCTAGGTGAAATTGATTTCCAATATACTGTTGAGTTTGTCAGTCCAAGTGTTTGTTGGTCATACCAGTCTTTAACATAGTTTGAACCACTTGTAGTGGTAGTAGCTATACCAACAGCACTAGCATTTATAATACTAACTTCATTTCCCTGAACAAATGATCTTGCTTGATCACCTTGAGCATAAGTTATATCGGTGGAGACTCCAGCAGTAGTAACCCTTTGAGTTATCTTAACATCAATTGTTGATGCTCCAATACCTGTAATAATACCTTTAAGATGTCCAGTAAAGTTTGAAGTATCACCTGAACCAGCAACTACTTGATTGGTAAGTGAAGTTGAAACACCAAATCCAACTGTAACACCAGTAGTAGCTCCTATTGCAATTGTTTGATCTGCTTTGTTATCAATAACACAAACTTTAAGATTGTTTGCCCAAGTACCAGGAGTTTTAGCAGCATAACCATATGTCTGACCTACACCAGCATAGTTTGCCACATAATCATCATAAGTTTTAATTTTAAGGTCTGTAACCTGAGTAATGTGTGATCTACTGCCATTAGCATTGACTAAATCACTATCATCAGTTCTTACGACCTTAAGAACTCCCCCATATGATAAGAAAGAAGATGCAGTCATCCAATACTGATACTGTGCATCAGTACCAATTGGTTTTCCAAATGTTTGAATTAATTGATTTTCTGTAGTAATATCAGTAGGTTCATCAATAGGTCCTATTTCAAAAGGACCAGCGATTGCACCGATATTATCTAATACATTTTCTGCTCTCCCTACAGTTAAATCAACCTCCCTGGTTAATACACCTGGAGATAATTGAGGAGTCGCCATGTTGTCTGTCTCCGAGTCTCAGTTTACCTAAAAAATATTTATTGTTTTGAATGTTTTCATTGGGGAAACAATGCATGAACATTACCAGTCAGGATAATTCCAATCTATATGAGGATCTGCTTTTTTTCTATTATCTACAATTCTTCTTACAGTACATACTTTACACTCATATGAATATGATGATGCTAAGGTTCCCCTCTTCTTACGAGTTAAATAAAACCCATCTATTAGATTCTTAGTTTCACCACACACTCTACACTCCCTATCAGAAAGTAATAGGTGTCCTAATCTTATCTGTTTATCTAATTCCACTATAGTACTTGAACAACTCCTACCACATCTGGTATCTCCATCATTAGTTTCTTTTCTATACCTTGCTTCAAAGTCATTGTACTCATAGCACATGTTTCACATGCACCGCCAAGTTTTACCTTAACATATCCATCCTCTATATCATATAATTGTAGGTATCCACCATCAGCTTCAATATAGGGAATAAGTTCCTCTAACACTTTGAGTACATTTTCTTCTGTTAATTCCATTAAGACAAATACTCCCACATATGAGTTAAATCTCCATACTCATCAGAAACAAAATCACCTGGTCTACCATCCAATCTATCTAAACCTAAAGATCCATTATCCAATGTTCTCCAAGTATCCCCTTCTGCATCTACAAATGTATCATCATCTAACCCATCCATAATAAAACCAAATGGAGCCATGTCTTGTTCTATTTGATTCTTTTGCTCTTCGTATAATCTTTTTCTTACATCTTGATCAGTAAGTTCCTTAAAATAATCTTGAGCAACTAACCATGCATATATGACAAGACACATAGCAAGGTCATCATTACATCCTTCCTCTGCCTCAAATGAATTATGCTTTTGGATAAAAGTTGTTAACTCACTCAATATCTCATAATCTTTAAAATTAAGTTTATCTTCTTCTATCAGAGTCTTTAAGTTAAGAGCACCAACCTTCTTAACAGTCTTAGACATCTTGACTCCCAACTGAGTCTTTTTACCAGAAAATCCTTGACCAACAATTTGACCTGCTCTACCTCGCATAGAACACATTAATAGATTTTCATACTCCAAATCAAAGTTAAGAATAGCAGCAACCTGATCTCCCACATCATTTACCTCACATAAGATAAATGCATTATTATAACTCTTTGCTACTTCCCATATTACGTTAGGAAATAACATAGGTTTAATTTCGTTGTTTCTAAACTTAGCAACTACCCTATGAGGAAACTCTGTAATATCAATAACTACAAAAGCAGAGTAGTCTCCACCTACACCTCTTGCAACGTCTACAGTAAGTACATAATCATGGTTTTCTTTAACATCTTCATATACATCCAATCCAGCACTTTTAGTTCGTGGCTCCTCATATACCAATACTCTTAATTTACTAGGAGCAATAAGAGTATCGACAGATCCTAAGAATTCACATTCAAACTCAACTTTAAACTGAGCTTCTGAAGTATTGGCAATAGTAGATTTTTTCCACTTCTCATCCCTACCAGGTACTTCACTCCAATGAACATCAGTTGGAATATATTCATTCTTAGCTTTCTCCGCATCATGCCACAACCTATAGAAGTGGTTCATACCATGAGGCGTAGAGACTATAATAACTTTAGTGCTCTTACCTGAGGTAATAGTAGGATAAACTGAACTAAAGAATGAGTCTGCAATATGGTTAGGAACAAACGCAAATTCATCTAAGAATAAGATGTTGAATGACATACCCCTAACAGCAGATGCTGATGTAGAAGCAGCAAGAATCTTGGAACCATTCTCTAATTCCAGACTTCCTCTGTTCCAAGATATGATACCCTGTTGCATCCACTTAGGTAAATTCTCATATGCAGTCTGCAATCTACCTAGCAGTTCTCTAGCAGTGGCTGCTTTGTTAGCTAGTATACCTACATTGACACTATCATTAAAAACAACATAGTGCAGAAGATAAGCAACACAAGTTGTAGACTTACCTGTCTGTCTAGGCATCTTACAGATATTGAATCTGTTCTCATGGAAGTTCTTAATTAACTTCTTCTGAAAATGGTAGGGTTTAAAAGGTGTCAGACCTTCATCAAGACTTACAATCTTAACATACTTCTCTGCAAAATAAATGGGATCATTTCTACAAGCATAAAACTCAAGAATTTGCTCTTTAGTAAATGATTGTTCTACATTAGCCTTTTTTAGGTTGGGATTACCTAGATAAATGTTGTCTGACATAATAACCTCCTACATCATTTCATACTTTCCAAACTTTTTGTCATGCTCCCTAGTCTTTATAGTCATATCTATAATCTTTTCTAGATTTTCAACTTTCTTTTTCAATTCTTTATTTTCTGCCTCCGATTTGGAGGAGTGGTTCTCCTTGGTCATAGTTTGAAACTTGGTAAGACCAGAGTTTAGCTCCAGGATATACTTTCTCTACTTGATCCAGAACTTCTCTGCGTGATGGTTGCTTGACTGAAGGGAAAAACATTTTTATCATGTAGCCTTTGCCTCTCCATCCAAGATACACGTCGATAACATTTCCTGTGCGTGCTTTGAGTTGAGTCGCTTCTTTAATACTTCCTTGACGAAACTCCTTAAAGGAAATCATTACCATAATACATCATTTACCTTAATATTTATTACTTTTTATACTTGTAGTGCTGTGAATATGACTTTGAAGGTGGTGGAACTAGAAGATGAAGGATAACCTAACAACCTTAAAGCACCGCTATTAATATCTGTAGAGAAGGTTGCTATACCTGTTGGTTGGTTAAGAGTTCCAAATTCATTCATGTATGTATTAGTACCATCATGAATAACATTGATGGTTGTCATATTATAATTAGATCCTTGAACTGCTTGTATCTGATAACTAGCAGACCTATAAGTAGATGCGCTAATGGACATCACCGTTGCTTGTCCTGTAGCAGAAGTAGTTAATATACCAGACTGAATATCACCAGCAATCAATTCTAAATTAGTAGCAGATACTGGTTCAAAGGTGAATTCTTCTTCTGTTGCATTGTATCTTAAAAATCTACCATCTCCTAAATTAGAATCATCTACATCATCTAATCCAGTAAGAGTGCTACTTCCTAATGAAGTAGAAGCAATACCAACCCATTTAGAACCATCAGACTGATATATTAATAAGTCATTGTTAGTAGCATCAAAATTAACATCATCGAGGTCTTTGATAAATCCTGCACCACCTCCACCAATGGTATACAACTGCTGCTCAACTCTATTAACAAAGAGTCTATAGTTTGCTGCTAAA